CCAATGACTGTGCCCAGTGAAAACAACTGGGGGGCATGGTTTGTGATGCGGGCTGTTCGGAATGAACGAAACAATCCGGAGAACACCAGACGCGCGTCTCTCGGCATAGAGAAGATGGAAAAACGGCCCCCATCGACTGCGCCGAATAACTAGATACGCCTCGCGTCCTTTCTGCTTGCGCCTCCGGTACAAGGCGAGCGCAAAAAAGATGCAGTTGGAGCGCATCACACATCAGCCGTGATGCGGTTGACGTTGGTCTGATCGCAATACACGATGGCCGTTTTGCCCGTGGCGATGGTTGTTCCTGTACCTGTTGCGCCGATGACCTGAACGCTGCCCCCGGTGCATTCGTTGCGGACTGTCCAGGTTGCAGTCTTCAGGGGAACCACGAGGTTGCGCGTTGCCGTCAGTGCGCCTGTCGTGACGATGGTGCGGCACAGGCTTTGTGCTTGCGTGATGGTCTGATTCGCATCTGCCATCGCTTGAGTCGTGACGCCCTCAAAGTAACGAGCAATCACTGCCGGGTCGCGTTCGTCGGTGTAGCTGGTCACCGCTGTTGCACTCGTGACCACCGTATAAAGCGGGCAGCGAGTCGGCGAGCGTGTGGAGTTGGAAGACACAACGCCGGATTGGTTTATCTCGACATAGCGCGTGCTTGACGAAGTGATTGCGACCGTCCCATTCGCCACGCTTGTCGGTGTTCCGTTCGCCAGATACTTGCCGCCGAAGTAGCCCCACGTCAGCCCGGTGCAGGTGTCCGCGTTCCGCCCGAAGTATGTTGACGGAGAGGCCGCGTCGATCAGTTCGTTGATGACTGTCTCTTGATTGTCTTGAGACTCCGAGAGCGCGAAAAGGTTTGTTGTACTGTCTGCCATTAGATAGCCCTCGTGTGTTCGTAGCCTTCACCAACTGTTGCTGATGTCTGAGTCACGCCGATGTAAAGCGTGGACTGGAATGAACCGAAGTCGTCGATCTGATCCGCTCTTGGATAGACGAACTCGTTGGTCGTGACCGTTTCAGTTCTCAGCGCGGTTGTGTATGTGCCATCCGAATAGACCCGCACCGTGTAAGCCTCGGATGCTTCGCCCAATGGCGCAAGCCCGGTCGTGAAGTTCTTAGCCAGCCGCGTGCGCCTGTTCCACGTCACCGTGGTCGATGAGTCTTGCACCGTGTCGGAGTAAGCCTGTAGTGTTTCCGTGAAGTCGCGGGAGGCTTCGCCGTCTCCGACCTTGTATCGAAGTTCATCCATGTAGCCGGTGTAATACTGCGCCGCTCCCGGATCATCGCGCCCAATCACAACGCGCCCACGGTCGAACGATTGCGAGGTTGTCCACGTTCCAGCTAGAGAACCGTTCACGCGCAGTTCAATCACGCCACTGACCCGACGCAACGCCACATAGGCCCATGTCGTCGCAGCGAGAACCGCGCCGCTGCTAATCTTGTTCGCCGTGCCTGAGTAGACATTCACTCCGGTGCCGAAGTGATAAAGCGCAAAGCCGTGCGTATCGGTGGTGGTGTTTCTGTTGTCAAACAAAACGCGCCCAGCGCCCGGCGTCACCGTGTCCGGTCTGATCCATACATCGATGACAAAGTCGCCCGATGCAGTCGGCATCCCCGTATAGGTGAGGTAATCCCCAGAGCCGTCGAAATACATCGAAGCCGTGCCGAACTTGAATTGAGTCGTGCTGGTCTTTGTGTTCCCCGAGACTGTCGGGGTGTAGCCGTGAATGCTTGAGTCGGTGAAGATGACACCGTTGTTCGCTCCATCCCCATGCAACAGCAATTGCACCTTGTCGAAATCAGCATCGTCAGACGTTCCCGCCGCAAGACGTGTTGCCCGCAGATTGCACGGGCTGAATGGTTTCTTCCCGACTCCTGCAAACGTGATGGCCTTGTTTGTCGCGGAGGACAAACGCCGCCCAAGAGTCACCGCCTTGAAGTACCGAACCGCAGACAGTTCGGATGTCTCCATCGACTCGCGTCTGATCCCGGAAGTGGAGAGAACGACAAAGTTCTCGCCGTAAGCATGGCCGGATTGATAGTCATCCGTCCCCCGTCTTCCACGCAGGAACCCCGAAAGCGTGTAGGTGTTCGTATCGGTCAGGGTTGCCGTCTTGCAATAGACGATTTCCGAGCCGATCAGATAGCCCGGAGCGGTTCCGTTAAGAATCTGCGTGCGCGTGTAGCTGGAAAGAGTCCCCGACCGCATCACAACGGTCACGGTCGATTTCTCATCGAACACATTGCCGCCGGGCCACGTTGTCAGTGCAGACGTGGTGTATCCAACGCCTGCCGCATCGGTGAACGTCTGCCGCGTCTCCCATGTCGTCGTGTCGGGAGACTTGAACAGCTGCGCGCCAGGATAGGGAGTGCTTGACCCATAGCACGCCGCATACAGACCGAGAGGATCATCGGCATCCCTCAAGATGGGGATGTCCATCAAGACAAGCGTCGAGTCAGCCGGAGCAGTAACTACTGTGCTGTTCGTGTAGTCGGAGCTTGTGGTTCCGGAGTCCTTCAACACCGTCGCATCATCTGCAACGACATCGAACGTAATGAGCCCAGGCGCTTCCGTTTTCTTGAGGATGCGGGTTCTGTAGGTGCTGCCGTCCGCATCGGTCAGGGTGACGATGTCGGTAGGTTCCAGCCGTGCGTATTGACTGAGCACGGACACGGACGTTGAGAACATCGCAGCCGCCGCATCTGCAATGAAGGTGTCAGCTATTCCCTTTGCCTCAGCCGCCGTGAAGCCGAGAGGGATGCCGGATGTTTGTGTCGAGTCCTGCCCACTGAGCAGCCGGTCGGAATACTCAGTGGCGATGTTGTAATCGGCGTCGATGTTGATGTAGCTGGTGGCGATCTGCGCCGGTATTTCCAGTTCGCTCGTCAGCTTCAGAGTGAGCGGGTTGTCCTGCGCTTGGTTCTCTCCCGCACCTAACGCCGCATAAGGCAGCGTTGCCGAAGACGAACCGCCACGAGGACGAAAGTAGAGTTTGTCCGACAGGACGCAGCCGAAGTAGTAAGACGAAGCCAGCGTTTCGAGAACGTTGCGAGCCGGTGTCACTTGGCTGACCGGCATCGAGTGAACCTTCTTCGTGATCGATGCAAGCCCGGTCACGTCGATCTGCCCTGCCGTCAGTCCAGTTCTCAGACAGACACGAGAGACGACATCATCGAGGTCAACATCAGGCGCGCTGTAGACCGTAGTCGAGAGCGGGGAGGAGTTGGTGTAGACCTTGAGGTTCTCGAAGTAATACGAGGACACCCCGCCGAAGCCCCAGGCCGTCACTGCAAGCACGACAACCGCGCTAGGGCCGTCGAGTCGCGGGAACACTGCCCGCCGAACAAAAACATCATCGACATAGAACGCAACGTGCGCTTCGTCTGCCTCAAAAACGATCTTATAGTTCGCCGCAGTTGGGGTGCTTGGTGCGTCCTCATAAACAGACGTACCGCTTAGCGTTGTTTCGACGTTGGTGCGCAGTTGAATGACATCCGACACCATGCGGTGCGAGAAGGCAACCGTATTACCTGCAAGGTCGCTGACGATGATGAACCGATTGTCATTGCGCGTGCCCGACCCATCAGTCGTCAGAATCGTTGCATCAAGGCTCACTGTGATGTCTACAGACGGATGCGTGACGTGGAGCAACTTTGCCCCGGAGTATTCCAAGTCGGTTGACGTGCTTGGCAGGCTGTACACGGTCGCCCCATTGGTCGAGTCATATGACCAGTGCGATGGATTACTGAACGTCGGAGTCGCGGCCGGACTGATGATGTCCACTTCGTCCGTCGTCAGTGGCGCATCGAGGATCTTGGTCGAGTAGCCCGCAGCCATTCCCGAGCACATCACCTCAAACGAGAGGTTCGGAATCTGCCCCGAGTTGCCGAGTTGCAGCGACTCGATGAACACCGATCCCCGCCCGCGGTAGGCCACTGCCTTTGCAGTCGTGACCGATGCCTCATAGGTCGGGTCAGGGAGTTGTGCAACGTCGCCGTTGTAGACCGTCAGGCGGGTCCACAGCTCGGAGTTCTCGGAAGCATCGAGGCTGTCGTGAGTCGCGCCCGCGTCAGCAGTCCAGACGAGTTTGCCGTTGTTCCAGATCCGCCGAACGCCGATGATTTCGTTGTCTGTCAGCAGGTACAGAAGGTCAACTTCATATGTGTACGTTGTTGACTCAGCACCGCCACCTTTGCCGCCCTGCTCGGTCGTTGTGGCAATCTCCCTGCGCTCGGAGGCCCACACGATCTGGCCTGCCGTTCTCACTGCGCCTTCGCAGTACGGAATGGTCTGCCCGTACTCTGTGCCGCTTACCTTCAGATCGGACAGGCGCGGGCCTTGGCTCTTCTGTGTCGGGGCTGCGAGTGCTGACCCCAGCGTGAAGCCGATTTGAGCACCTTGAGGCCCGCCAATGGCAAAGCCGACCGCTGCCGCTGCGGTCGCTACGATCAGTTGCGCCATTACTGGACTCCGGGCAGTGAATAGGCCGCGACGAATCGCATGGCGCGGGAGAACATCAGCCGCGTCTCGACCACTGCGCCGTGCTTTTGCAGCGCGTGGATGATCGAGAACACACCCGGTCTGTACTCGGCAATGATCCCGACGTGCTGCGGGTCTTTGTCCATCGAAACGACAACCATGTCGCCGGGTTGCATTTCCTTGACTCTCGGCATGTACTGATCGCAGGTGACCAACATCCGCGACCCATCCGGCTGGCGGTTGTATGCGTTCACATCGAAGTCAGGGGAAACGCATCCAAGCTCACGGCACACACCGATGACAAGGCCCAAACAATCGCACGCAACACCCTTGACGCGGGCTTGATGCTGGAACGGCGTGCCGATCCATTCACGCGCCTGCGTGATGACTTGCTCGCGTGTCGTCATACGCTGGCGACCGGACTCTTTGTGATGTCGTCGGTCGTCGGACGATCCGGCTCGCCTTGGAAGTTCAGGACGTTCGAGAACTTCGTCGCGCAGTCTTCATCTCGCCGTTTTCTACATCCGGCGATGATGGAGAATGTGTCCCCGACTTGCACGGTTAGAAGCATCGGAAGCACCAGCGTTATCACGCCACCGACCGCGTGCGCTTTGATCTTCTGCCGCGTGCCGTCGTTGTTGCCTGATGTCCAGGTGAGGATGCCCTCGGTGTAGTAATCCGCCGCGCCTGCGAGCCCGGAATCAGTGAACACCTGATTGCTGGTGACGCTGGTCAGGGTCCCGGTCGTCGTGAACGTCGCAGCCGTCAGCCCGCATCGGTTGTTCCCGTTCTGAGCGGGGAAGTCTGCGAAGTGAGCCCGGCAATTCTTGGTCGATGGATTGCCGATAGGTTGCTGCAAGGATTGCTGCAAGCCACGAAGCTCGGCAACGACTGATCCTGTCCTGAGCGTGACCTCTCCAAACGTACCGGCCATGACGGGCTCGACTCCATCGGTCACGTCGAGGAAGTTGTATTTGAAGATGTAGAAGGTGGCGTTCTTCCACAACCCACGGAGGACATCCGACCGAACAAAAACAGTCCCATCATCGATGGTCGTCAGTTCAAGGTTGTCCACTTCAAAACCGGATGACATCGCAAGGCTTGAGATTTGCAGTCCCGGTGCCGAGTCATACACGACAGCCGAAATTGTCGCGCTGCGGTTGTGGCTCGTGAAGCCGAAGATTGCGCCATCGGTGCGGGTGACCTTCAGCCCCCATGCAATCGTGTGAACCTTGGAAGCGTAGACCGTAGCGAGGTCGCCGGGGATCGTCTTCACAGTTGGATTTCCTCAAGCCGGATCGACGGAGGAACGATTGCCACGTTCGTCAAGGTAGCCTGCATCTGGCTCACCCATTCGTCATCTGAGAACGTCACGGGGATGTCGAATTGCCCTTCCCATGTGTAGGTGTCTCCACCCACATGGCCGCTGATCGCTGCAACGCCGGTTGTGTAGTCAATCGTTGCCGTCGCTGTCGTGATGACAGATGCCCGTGTCCGATAGACCGTCACGGTCGCGGAGACGGGCTTGTAAATGTTCCGAAGCACGGAAACACCCCCGAACGTGTGGACCCGTTGGAGTTGGTAGTCACTGCCAGAGATCAGAGTGAGTGAACTATTCGCCTGAGTTGCCCGGTAGTCAGCCCAATAGCGGAAACGAAAGCCCTCGTATGGCGTCAGCATCACAACGTAGAACGTGTCGAGAACAAGCTGGTGATCTGCATTGCTCCTCATGCCGTGCGACACGTCGAAGCGATGCTTCATTTCGTCGGACAGGAACGTCTGAAGCAATCCACCGTTTGGGATGTAGGTTTTGATCCGCCCCGGAATCGTCGGGCCACCCGATGCCCCTTGTTCGATGCGTGCGTCTAACCGTTGTTCAAGGAAGGCCATCAGGTATTCCTCGCCAGTGCGCGTTGAACGCCAGCGCCTGCAAATGCGGCGATCTGGTCTTGAGTGCGTCGATCTGTGTTAGCCCCGACAGTGAACTGATTGACCACGTTGATCGACTGCCCGCCGCCGCTGATTGGGGTCACCTTGCCGCCTTGACTTCCGACCGTCAGGTAATCACGCGAGCCGATGGAGAGAACCTCCGCGCCGCGTTCGTTGATCGGGCAATGACCACCCGC